AATAAATTCTGGCATATACATTTTTGGTTCTAATCTACAAGGCCAATTAGGATTGGGGAATACCACCAGCAGGTCTAGTCCAGTTCAAGTGGGTTCACTAACAAATTGGAAACAAATAGCTACTTCAGGTGACTTTACATCATGTGTTAAAACTGACGGTACCTTATGGACATGGGGGTTAAATGGTAATGGCCAATTAGGACTAGGAGATACCACAAATAGGTCCAGTCCAGTTCAAGTAGGAACATTAACGGATTGGAAACAAGTGTCTTGTGGTAGATTTCATACAGCTTGTATTAAAACTGATGGAACTTTATCGACATGGGGAGATAATTCCCAATGGCAATTAGGTTATGCTATTTTTCCATTTAGTAAATCTTCACCGATGCAAGTAACATCATCAACAGATTGGAAACAAGTATCTTGTGGAGATTTAAATACAGCTTGTGTTAAAACTGATGGTACCTTATGGACATGGGGTATTAATGATTTTGGTAGACTAGGTTTAGGAGATACTACCACCAGATCCAGTCCAGTTCAAGTGGGAACATTAACTAATTGGAAACAGGCTTCATGTGGTAATGCGTTTATGGCTTGTATTAAAACTGATGGAACGTTATGGTCATGGGGTTCTGGTAGTGATGGTCGTACGGGATTAGGAGATACCATCAATAGATCCTCACCGGTACAAGTAGGATCATTAACAGATTGGAAACAAGTGTCTTGTGGTTGGTATCATGCAGCTTGCGTTAAAAACGATGGAACTTTATGGACATGGGGAGATAACGGCAACGGGCAACTAGGATTAGGAGATACCACCGATAGATCCAGTCCCGTTCAAGTAGGTGTATTAACAAATTGGAAGCAAGTGTCTGGAGGTATTATTCATACGGCTTGTATTAAAACTGATGGAACTTTATGGACATGGGGTTTTAATACATCATATGGTGCATTAGGATTAGGAGATACCACCGATAGATCCAGTCCCGTTCAAGTAGGAACATTAACCAATTGGAAACAAGTGGATGGAGGATTCTATCATACAACTTGTATTTCATCAGATGATTTACCAGTTTAACACTTGACAACTATGAGATTTTAATTTATAATGTTTAAATATGGATCGAAATAACAATTTATGGAACACCATTACTGCTGGTCTTCCAACTACACCTTCACCAGAAAAAACTCTACCTTTGCCTGAGATACTCAAGGTGATTCAATATTGCCTGGACGATAGAGTGGAACAATATGATTTAGCCATTTCATTACTTGACACCATCAAACACCTAAGAAACGATGTGGAGTTTCTTAACTGGCAAGCAATGATAGAATATGAAGCCAAAAAATATATTCGTTCATATGAAACTTCCAAAAAAATTCTCGACTATATGAAAAACGACAGCACACTATTTAATGCTGGTCGTGCTGCATATAAGGCAAACAAGTTAGACGATTCAGAGTCTTTTTTAAAACAAGCAATGCAATTAAATCCAAAAGACAGTTCAACAATATTGGATTATGCCGTAACTGTTTGTACAATGGGCAATTTTGATAAAGCTTTTGATATCATTAATTCTATTAATACTAATGAACTTGATAACACCCATGCCAAAATTGTAGACTTTAATAAAGGATGGCACTATATTCGTCAAGGTAATTTTAAAAAAGGTATAGACCTATTACATCTCGGCCGTGAAATTAATATTTGGGGTTCTGATGTTCGTAAGTATAATAGACCTCGTTGGGACGGAACAACTCAACAAGGCAAAACTATTTTAATTGTTGGTGAAGGTGGTATTGGAGATGAAGTAATTAATGCTCGCTTCTCACAGATTATACAAGAACGTGGAATGAAAGCTGTTATGTCTACAGTACACAACAATACAAAAATGTTGAGTTCAGTTAAAACATTAGATAAAGTTTTTGATAATAATCAAATTGATTCTGAATGGTGGGACTACTGGATTCCCTGTATGGATTTGCCGTACACTCTTAAAATAGATTCAACCGATATACCAAGTAAACCATATCTATCAGTAGATTCTAGTTTTATTGAAAAATGGAAAAACAAACTACACACAAATAAAAAATTAAAAATTGGTATTCGTTGGATGGGTAATCCAAGGTACGAATTAGAACTAGCAAGAACAATACCTGCACACCTATTTGAAGAATTAAATGATTTGGATATTCAAATGTATTCAATTCAAAAAAATGATGGTATCAAAGATTTAATGATTCCTGAGGGTGTCATAAATATAGCAGATGATTTGAATTCGTGGGAAGATACTATGGGTGTTATGATGAATATGGATTTAATTATTACATCATGTACTTCAATTGCTCACGTTGCTGGATCTCTAGGTAAAAAAACCTTTATAGTAACTCCCCTATTGCCATATTATACATGGGCTGATATGAAAAAGGAATCGTATTGGTATGATTCAGTATCTTTGTATCGGCAAAAAGTATGGAAAGAATGGGAAGAACCTTTTAAAGAATTAAAAAATGATTTGATAACATTATTGGAAAAAGATGAGTAAATTAAATTTAGGATGTGGATATAATAAAAAAGAAGGATGGATTAATGTCGATTCCGATACTGAATGTAAACCAGATTTATGTTTTGATTTGACAAAACCCAATTGGCCAATAGAAACATCTACAGTATCTACTGTATTTGCTGAACACATACTAGAACATTTAGAAGGTACAGAAGGTTACCTTACTTTTTGGAAAGAACTTTATCGTGTGTGTTCTCATGGTGCAGAAATTAACATAGAAGTGCCTCATTGGGAACACGATACCTTTCATCACGATCCAACTCATGTTCGTAAAGTTACTCCTGTTGGTGTTGCCATGTTTGACCAAGAAAGAAATCAACAAGATTTAAAAAATGGTGGCCGAGAAACTAAACTTGGCTTTATGTGCCATGTGGATTTTGAAATGCAAGGAGTAAAATATGGGTTTGATGACCTAAATGGTAAACCCATGTTGTGTTATTATTTAACCAAAGTGATAAAGCCTGCAAGATATAAACAATGAAATTGGCAATTGCTTTAAGAACTTGTGATTCTGTATTGAATTATTGGAATGCCAAACGTGTGGTAAAAGCCACTAAATCAGAAATAGTTCTTACTTGCCTACACAGTTTATTAAAATCAATTGCACTAAGTAAACATAGTATTAAACTTAGCATACACGATGACAATTCTTCAAGTCATACTATAGAACAAATGGCTAAGATGTGTACCAAATTTAATGTTTCTGTTGATTTTTATAATTGTGATAAACTAAAAAATTTTGTATCTCAGTACAACTGGATCAAAGAACAAGATTGTGAATATTTGTATTGTGTAGAAGATGATTATTTACATAGACAAAACGCAATAGACTCAATGGTTGATATGTGTGATTATATGAAAGATTTTTTCCCTGGTGAATATGCCATACATCCATTTAATAATCCACACAGGTATAATTCTTTTGATATGTTATATCCTTCTTATATCATAAAAGGAAAAGACCAATATTGGAGATCCTCTTTTCATAGTACACATACATTTTTTATAAGTAAAAAATCATTTGATGATTATGACAATATAATGAAATTTCAATCTTATGCTTGGCCAAGTCTTGAAGCAACAGAAGATAAAACAATTAATAACATATGGAAAGAACAAAGAGTTAGATTGTTAAGTCCTTTAAATTCTTTATCTTTTCATTTAGCAGATGAAACACAAGAAGATAAATTAACAAATTGGCAAGAAGTTTGGAAAGAAAATTTAATATGAATGAACCATTAAGTATTTTTGATAGAATGTATATTGTGGATAACTTCTATACTGATCCAGATCAAATAAGAAATTATGTTTTATCATCAAACAAAAATGAAGAATCGGATGGAAATTATGCTGGTGTCATGTCTGTTGATAGTTTTTTGACGCAAGAACACTTAGATACAATTTCCACGCTTATTGGTAACAAAGTTATACCTAGTACATCATTTACTGGCAAATTTAGATTCACCAAAGAAAAAGATGAATATCAACAAGACATTCATTTTGATCCCTATGGTGGTTCTTGGGCTGGAGTGGTTTATTTAACTCCAAACATTGAAGATACGGACGGAACAATTTTTTGGAAGCATAAAAAAACTGGACTAGAATCAATACCAAGGACATTAGAAGGTATCAATCAATATGGTTGGAAAGATACAGATGATTTAAAAACATTCTTAACTACCGAAGGTGTTGACCATAGTTGTTGGAATAAAACTATGGTTGTTCCATACAAATATAACAGAATGATCATTTTTAGGCCGTGGATGTTTCATTCGCCAGGTAGTTCTTTTGGTGATACATTTGAAAATTGTCGTTTAATACAGACATTTTTTTGGAGTGATTTATAGAATAAATATAAATATAGAATAAACAAGGAGTTATTCAAATGGCAATCACATACACATGGAAAGTTACCGGCCTAATGGTACAAAATGAAGGCGACTTAGAAAAAGTGGCTGTAATGTCCAACTTTTCTATCAGCGGTACCGATGGAGAATATACAGGACAAGTGAGTTATGCTGTCAATTTATTGGCACCAGATGCAGAAAACTTCACACCCTATGCTGACATTACTGAAGAACAAGCTTTACAATGGACCAAAAATGCTTTAGGTGAAGATCGTGTGTCCGCCATGGAACAAGAAGTGGCTGACCAGATTGCTAAAGCATCAATTCCAGTTCCACAACCTGCACCGTTACCCTGGTAAGTAATCCAATCAGAGGATAAATATACCCATAATAGGAGGGTAATATGCCAGCAGTAACCAGCAGACAATCACTAAAAGAGTATTGCCTCAGACGATTAGGTTTTCCAGTCATTGAAATCAACATTGATGATGACCAGTTAGAAGATAGAATAGATGATGCCGTTCAGTATTGGCAAGACTACCACTTTGATGGTCTTCAAAAAATCTATTATATTCGAAGGATTACGGATACCGATGTCAATAATCAATATTTGGATTTAACCAATGTGTTAGATTCCGCCAATGTTCCTTTGGACATTGTTGGCGTTACTCGTATTTTCCCAGTCCAAGATTCTCAGGCAACTATTAATATGTTTGACCTGCGATATCAACTTCGTCTAAATGAACTCTACGACTTCACCTCCGCATCATACGTCAATTATACCTTAACTCAACAGCACTTACGTTCATTGGAGTTAATGTTTAGTGGAGAAGTTCCTATTCGTTTTCAACGACATATGGGAAAACTCTTTATTGATTGGGCATGGGGAGCATCCGAAGCACCTAGTGGTACAATTGTAGTTGCCGAATGTTATGCTTGTATTGATGCCACAGAATACAATCGAGTGTGGAATGACCGTTGGCTTAAAGAATATGCCACGGCATTAGTCAAACGAACATGGGGAAATAACCTCAAAAAGTTTTCTGGTTTACAATTACCAGGTGGTGTCACACTTAATGGTGATAAGATTTATGAGGAAGCGGTAGGTGAAATTGAGAAGCTGGAAACTGAAATGCAAAACGAATATGGTGCTCCATTAGAATGGTTCATGAACTAAGATGCCAACATCGGTTTATTTTAATAACTACAACTCTACTGCCGAACAAAGAGTAATAGAGGATCTGATTGTTGAATCCATGCAAATCATGGGTTTTGATGCGTTCTATTTACCCATAGAAAATCCAGCAGATAGAGATATATTATATGGTGAAGATCCAGTTAAAAAATTCAAATCGGCTTTTCCATTAGAAATGTACCTCTCTGGTGATGTAATGGATTACCAAGGCCAACAAGAGTTCTTTTCTAAATTTGGCCTAGAAATTAAAAATGTGGTGACGGTATCTGTTTCTCGTAGAACATTCCAACAACGAGTTCCACAAAATACATTCACACGGCCAAGAGAAGGCGATTTGGTCTATGTGCCATTCTTAAATGGTACCGGTGAGTTGTATGAAATAACATTTACAGAACAAGCAAAAGATTTTCATACATTGGGTCGTAAACAACCATATTTTTATGAGTTACGCCTTGAGAAATTTAAGTATGCTCAAGAAATTATTGATACTGGTGTTAACGATATTGATATGATTGTTAATGATTCTGGTTACATGATTAAGTTGGTTACTGGTGCAAAAACTGGTAATGCAAATAATTATATAATAAACGAAACAGTATATCAAGCCGCAGACCAAACTGAAGCCAACGCCACTTCTGTGGCAATCGTACAAGCTTGGACACCATCATCCAATTCGTTAATGGTCAGCAATATTTCTGGTACATTTACAAACAATGTTGTAATTATTGGTGCATCAAGTAATGCACGTTACATATTAACTTCATACGACACACAATTAGATAATTCTTATAATGAGTCCTACGACAACAAATATATTAACACTCAAGCAGATGCAATTATAGATTTCTCTGAGACCAATCCGTTCGGAGAAATTTAATGTCAAACACCACATATCACCGAGTCATTCGAAAGATGGTTATTGGGTTTGGTAACCTATTCGATAACATCACTCTAGTTCGTTATAATCCAGATTTAACAGAAGCAGAACGTATGTTGGTACCTATTGTGTATGCAACAAAAGAATTATACGTAAAACGTTTAGAAGATGATCCAGATTTAAGTAAAAAAATTCAAATAGCATTGCCAAGAATGTCATTTGAAATGGCAGGTCTTTCTTACGATCCTTCTCGTAAACAAAATACTAATGTTAAACAATTTGCACAAACAACTGCCGGATTAATTTCACAATATAATCCTGTACCATATAATTTTGATTTTAATCTTTACATCTATGTACGAAACATAGAAGATGGTACACAAATCATTGAACATATTTTACCATTTTTTGCACCAGATTATACGATTAAATTAAATTTAATTCCTGAAATGGGTATTGTTAAAGAAATTCCTGTTGTGTTAAACAGTACTACACACGACATCATTTACGAAGGTGATAAAGAATCCGAAACTCGTATGATTATTTGGACTTTGAGTTTTACTGTTAAAGGTTATGTGTTTGGTAAAACTACACAAACAGGCCAAATCAGAACTTCAATTACAAATATATTTAATGATATTTTATCAACTGATGTTGTTCAATTTAATATGGCCAATACCGGCACAGGAAAATATCAAACTGGTGAAATTGTGTATCAAGGATATTCAGCACAAGAATCTACAGCGTCAGGTCGTGTTGTTTTGTGGACTAATAATATATTACACTTAACCAATATACAAGGTAATTTTGTATCTGATGCACGTATTATAGGCACAAAAACAAATTCAAATTATCAGTTTACTTCTTACGTTGTACCAGCACAGAAGGTGGCCACAATTACTGTTGTGCCTAATCCCACAACGGCTAACACCGCTAACGCCAATGTTGATTATACATATACCACCACAATAACGGAATTTCCAGATACACTATGAACAATTTTGAAAAGAATATGGAACAAATATTTGATGTGACACCCACGGTAAAAGAAGAAAAAGTTCCTTTACCTGTGATATCCGCCAAGTATAATGAAGCAGATATTAAACAAGATTTAAATGATGCTTATCAGCAATCAAAAGAAAATCTTCAAGGTATTATTGACCAAGGCAAAGACGCCATGGAAGAAATACTCAATATTGCTAAAGCTGGCCAACACCCAAGAGCATTTGAGGTGTATTCTGGTCTATTAAAAAATATGACCGAAGCCAATGATAGATTATTAAAAATACAAAAAGAAATGCGTGAGATGGAAGGTATTAAAAAAGAAACAAATAATACCAATATTGATAAGGCTATTTTTGTTGGTTCAACTTCTGAGCTCAGCAAACTACTAAAGAACAATGCCAGCAAAAAATAAAGAAAGTTACCGTGATAACCCCCTACTTAAGCGGGTAGGAGTTCAGGTCAATTTCACCCAAGATCAAGTTGATGAATATATCAAATGCTCTAGGGATCCTATCTATTTTGCCAAATACATTAAGATTATTACACTCGATGACGGTATAACTGATTTTAGAATGTATGATTTTCAACAAGACATGATACGAACTTTTCATAATAATCGTTTTACTATTATGAAATGTCCACGGCAGGTGGGTAAAACAACCACCACAGTGGCGTATCTTCTTTGGACAATACTCTTTCAAGACGCACAATCAATTGCTGTTCTGGCCAACCGTGGTGAAACTGCTCGTGGTATTCTTGGTAAGTTACAGTTGGCCTATGAGAATCTACCCATGTGGTTACAGCAAGGTGTGGTTGAGTGGAACAAAGGTCGTGTAGAGCTAGAGAATGGTTCTGTAATCATTGCTTCATCTACATCATCTTCAGCGGCTCGTTCAGGTTCGTTTAACATTGTGTTCTTAGATGAGTTTGCTTTCGTACCATCCAATATTGCCACAGAATTCTTTACCTCAGTTTATCCTGTTATTACTGCTGGTACAAAAACAAAGATTATTATTGTTTCTACACCTAACGGCATGAATCTGTTCTATAAGATATGGACAGACGCCATCAATAAACGAAACAATTATGTACCATTTGAGGTGCATTGGTCGATGGTACCGGGTCGTGATGATGATTGGAAAGAAGAAACGATTCGTAATACTTCTGAACATCAGTTTCGACAGGAGTTTGAAACCGAGTTTT